TCATGGAGATTCTTCGTGACGGTTGTTATGAAGCTTCTATCGAACTGGCCAAGGAGAAGGGGCCATTTCCGCTATACGATGTGAAACTGCTTGACAGCGACTTTGCTATGACCCTGCCCGAGTATATTCGTGAGGGCATTCACAAACACGGTATTCGTAATAGCCACCTCCTCTCTATCGCCCCCACTGGCAGCATCAGCATCTCGGCTGACAATGTGTCCAGCGGTATTGAGCCTGTGTTCTCGTTGTTCTACGACCGCCCTTACACCACCTTTGACGGAACCCGTATTGAACGTGTCGAAGACTACGGCATGAAGTTCTTGGGGGTCAAGGGGCGCACAGCAGATGAGGTGAGTGTCTTTGAGCATGTAGATATGCTCACACTTGTTTCTTCGTATGTGGACAGTGCCTGTTCCAAGACTTGCAACGTAGGCCCCAATGTTACGTGGGACGAGTTCAAGGAGGTGTATATGCGAGCATACGATGGGGGAGCCTCTGGCTGCACAACCTTCCGTATCAACGGTAAGCGCTTTGCCCTACTGACTGCCCCCAAGGAAGAGGCAACCGAGGACGGCGGTGCTTGTTACGTTAACCCGGAGACAGGAGTTCGTTCTTGTGAGTGAAATCAAAGCCACCCTACTAGACTACATGGGCTCAGACCTCACTGTGGTGAATGCTGCTCGTGTGTCGTTCGGTAAGACTAGTGATTGGGAAGTTG